GTTTGGACTACCCCACCTCTCGTACTCGGATTTTAATTGGCAAATGTCGCCAGAAAGGCTATAGCAGTGGTGTGCTTGGTAAGTTTGCCATTCGCTGCCTTGATATGAAGCGTGCTCACCACGCTGTTGTCATCAGTCATGAGGGTGAATCGACAACGCGCTTGCTTGATAGAGTGCATTACTACCTCAATAACATGAACGGACCAGCACCTCGATTCGGTAGGAACAGTCGAGGTGAGCTCTACTTTCCAAAGACTGAGAGTACTTATTACGTTGGCACTGCTGGTAGTAGAACGTTCGGTCGTGGTGATTGGATCACTGATTTGCATTGTAGCGAGTACGCATGGTGGACTTCGCCAACGAAACACACTGCTGGTCTATTCCAAGCAGTGCCTTATAGCGGTCGTATTTATATAGAGACGACTGGCAATGGACGCAATAATGACTTCTATTACATGTGGCAAAACGCTGAGGCGATGGGTTACACTCGCGCATTTTATGCTTGGCATTTTGATGCTGAGTATGAGCTTGACTTACCTGCAAATAAGCTTAAGTGGACACCTGATACTCCGAAGCATAATGCATATATGTTGGAGATGCAGAAGAAGTTTAAGTTAAGTGACCGCAAAATGTGGTGGTATGAACGCAAGTTGCGTGAGTTTCGCGAGGATTTGAATACAATGCAGCAGGAGTATCCAAGTGAACCGGAGGAGATGTTCCAAGCCACTGGTGGTTCGATCTTTCCTAGCGTTGATTTGACAGCCAATCCACTTTGGGTGGCTGTGAATGATCTTGGAATCTATACAAACAAACTAAGTAACCACCCTCAAAAGGACTTTCACTACGTAATTGGAGGCGATCCAAGCGGTGGAACTGGGCATGATGATGCTGCAATGGTGGTTGTTTGTGTCGAAACTGCTGAGCAAGTGTTCGAACTTGCCAATAATCGAGTCAATCCACTGGAGTTTGGCCGCCTTATTGTTGAGTTGGGCACTACTTATAACACTGCCTACCTAGTTCCTGAGGGTAATAACCACGGTGCAGCTATCGTTCCGTATTTGAAAGAGAATTATCCACGTGACAAAATATACAAGTCGAAGTTAGCCACCTCAAAGTCACCAGCCAAGTACGGTTGGTACAATGGAATGATGACCAAACATGCTTTGGTTGGGTTGATGCAGGAGCAATTGGAGCAGTTAGCACTGCACGGCACGCAAACAGTACAGGAGTTGAAGGCGTTTGAAGAGGATGAGGACGGAAAAATGGAAGGACGTAGTGACAATTTAGTCATTGCGACTGGTTTAGCGATGTTAGGCTTCAAACGCTTCGAGTATTTGCGTAATGAGTATAATAAACCGAAAGTTATCGAAGCCAAACCACCTCAAAACTACATGGTTTACTCACTTGACGAGGTATTAGCGAATATTGCAAAGCGAAGAAGTGCTTTAGAGCCACCCTTTGGCAGGCAAGTTGGTTTTGGCTATCCAAACTTCTATTGATTAGGCGAGGTGTATTATGGCGAGCGTCTTAATTCTAAGTGTTAGAGGTGAAGCAGCTCCAATTGCATTCAAACTAGCAGATGAAGGGCACATTGTGAAAATGTTTGTTGGTGAGGAGCTCACGGATAACGTCTTTTTAGGGCATCGCAATCCAAGTCGCATTAGCGATCCTCGAAAAATGTTAGAGCAATACGACTTGGTACTTAGCGATGGCCTTGATGAGCTGAGTGACCAAATTAAAGAGAAGGGTAAAGTAGTACTTGGTGGTGGTGCCTTCAATAAGAAGTTGGAGAGTGATGCTGAGTATAGTGGCAAGGTGGTCAGCAAACTCCTAACAAGTTGTGGCACACCAGCTCCCAACTCTATTAACACACATATTAGAGGCTGGTACAATGGTCGTGAGTGGTTACAAGTGTTCGATATGCATATCGTTGAAGACCGACTGATGGATGGCAACAAAGGACCCAGTATTGGTTACATGGGCAGCACTGGTTGGTGTACTCCTCTCAATAAGTTGGCAATGATAGTGTTGACTCCGCTAACACCATTGTTTGAAAAAGTCGGTTTTGTTGGCTCGATAGATGTTGAGTGCTTTGCTAGCAAGGACGTAGTGGGGTTTGTTCGTTTCACTCCTCGCCTCTGCGTGCTTTGGTCTTTGATGGAACTTGTCAAGGAGCCATTATTTAACTTACTCTACAAAGTGGTATTGGCACACAATCCTGAAGTCGACTATCACGATGGCGAGTTCTCAATTGGTATCAGTTTATTAAGTCAAAACAACATCCCAACACTCTCAGTTCCGAGCGAAGCAAAGAAGCATGTCTGGCTAACCAAGAGTAATATTGGACCACTTGGTTATATTACAGCCCGCGGTGCTTCAGTGCGTGAGTGTCAGCGCCGCTCTTACCGAACTATTAAGAATATTGTTAACGATCCAGAAGTGATGTATCGAAGCGACATTGGAAATGATGCGGAGGCTAAGTTCAACGAACTAAGGGAGTGGGGATGGCTGGGCCCGGTCGCCAATGAAGGTTCCTCCTCCTTACCTTCTGCTGTCTCCACTCCAGCGGCTTAGGTGTGTTATGGATGAACTTGAGAAGACTGGTTGGGCATCTTCGATAGCAGGTATGATTGGACCAAGCGAGGCAGAAGCAAGTCCAATCTCCAAGTCTTTCAAGAGTGCAACGCGCCCACTAGTTAGACGCATGGAGAAGAGTGGCACTTTCGAACTACTTAAAGGCACAGAGTTTAAAGGTGCGACAATCAAAAATGTCGTCAAAGGTCGTGGAGATTGGCGCTATATAGTACTCGATGATGGCACGTCCTATCCAGTAACAAAGGATGTACTCAGTGATATGATGCGAGCTCAAGGTACTGCAATGAAGATGGGCGAGTTGCAGCTCAAGGACCAACCAGGTCAATTACTACAAGCCTTCAAAAGTTTAGGTTATCACAAAGCGCGTCTCAATCCATTTGCCAACCAAGCTGCTAACTTAGAGCACTTAAAGGCCTATAAAGCACAACTCGAAAAGGCTGGCGTGGAAGTACCACCGACAAGTCTAGTCAAGCACGAAGGGAAGACATTTACAATGCCAACCCCCTATGCTGAAATATTGCAAAAAGAAGGCGTTCTTAAAATACTCAAAAGGGTGGAATGATGGCGAAGAGCACACCAGCGCACAACGAATACATCAACGATTGGATGGATAAAATCAAACAAGGCTTGGACTTCCGCAAGAAGTACTCAACTCGACAGCGTTGGAGTGACTATCGCAAAATGTACAGAGGTCAATGGGATCTAGGTATTGTACCAGTGAACAAAGTATTCAGTTATGGCCGTGCTATGGTACCACGCGTTTACTTTAGGGCACCTCGTGTTTGCGTGACAGCAATGCAACCAGAGTTGGTTTGGCACGCTAAGGTTGTTGAGGCAATTGACAATCTCTTAATCAAGCAAGCACTCTTGAAGACAACACTCAAGATGTCAACACTTGACAGTTACCTTTGTGGTGTTGGTCCAATCAAGCTTGGTTATGATAGTGAGTTTGGTTACTTGCCTGAGCAGGCAGTGACTGATGATGGTGAGACGGCAACCCAAATCAATACCGAGGAGGGCAATAGGATTGAATACAACGAAGGCATCAGACCAGGCACACCATGGGCACTTAGAGTACGACCTGAGGATATAGTAGTGCCTTGGGGAAGCACTGACGCTAGCTCATTGCCTTGGATTGCTCATTATGTATTGCGTCCACTCGATGACGTTATGCATGATCAAAAGTACAAAATCAAGGAAGAGCTTAAGGGTACACGCACACCAAGCATGGATGATGAACCACGCACTATTTATCGACCAAGAGCAGAGCGCGACAAGAGCTTACCATTCGCAGAGCTTTGGGAAGTGCGCAACCTAAAAGAGCATAAGATTGAAGTCTTTTGTGAGAACCAAGTTATAATGTCAAGTGATGACTTGTTACAGATTGATGGGTTGCCTTGGGAATTTCTAATGTTCAATCCCGATCCTGAGTACTTTTGGGCTATCCCAGACGTTTCAATGTTGGAGCCACAGCAGAAGGAATTGAATGATACGAGAACACAAGCAAGTCGTCATCGTGCTATCGCACTATTGAAGTTCTTATACAGACGTGGCACAATCAAGGAAGAGGAGTTAACAAAGTTCTTAAGTGGCATAGTAGGACCAGCAGTTGCAGTTGAGCAAGAAGCTGAGAATATTGCTAATGCCATTGTGACATTACAACCGCATATTCCACCAGACTTACGTGCTGAGGCCTTAGGCATCCTCAGTGATATGCGTGAGACGCTTGGCTTTAGTCAAAACCAAGAAGGCGCCTTTAGTCCTTATCATGGCAAGACAGCAACGGAGACGATGACTGTCGAGCAGGGCTTCGAAGTGCGTGTGGATGAACGCAAGGACTTAGTCGCTGACTTATTGGTTCGAATAGTGCGCAAATGGAACCAAATGATCTTTAGACTTTGGACTCAAGAGAAGGTGGTACGTATCGTCAGCCCACAAGGTGAGCCCTTTTGGATCAATTACACAGGTGATCAATTGCGAGGTGACTACTTGCTAACGATCGATCCAGATAGTGGCATGCCAGTAAGCAAGGGTCTTAAATACCAAATGGGTAAGGAGTTGATGGAATTGTTTGGTGGTGACATGCTGATCGATCAAATTGGATTGCGGCAAGTGGTGCTGGAGAATTACGACGCCGTCGACCCAAGAGTCAGCAGGCTACTTAGTGCAACGCCAGGAATGTCACCAATGGCAATTGCAGCAGCAAGGCAGCCAACTCCAATGCAAGGTGGTGGTGGTAAAGGCGCCGGAGGTGGTCGGCAAGGCTCGAGTCCAGAGAAGCCAATGGATCTTACAGCATTCAAAACAAAGATGCAAGGCGGAACTAAATAATGCCACTCTATGATGTCAAGTGCTTAAAGTGTGGTAAAGAGTTTGAAGCGCTTAGCAAGATCGCAGAGCGCGACTCAATCAAATGTGAGTGTGGTAGTACAGTGCAAATTTTAATCACCGGAGCCAAGAAGGATTGGTTCAGACCATTTTGGCATGAAGACTTTGCAGACGAGCCAATCTTTGTTAAGAGCAAAGAGCATTACAGGCAGTTATGCAAACAATATGGAGTTTACGCGCCGCATGTATTCGGCAGAGGATACAATATTTCGGAGGTCTAATGCGTACAGTAGGTTTGTATAGTACAGATACTCGAATTTATTACGTCGACCCAACATTCACGGTTGTCAACGACATCAACAATGGTGGAGGTCCAATCATTGTTAAAAGGACACTAGGCGACCCAACACAGGAAGAGTTACAAACAGCTAGTGGGATATTAAAACAACTCAACATGTACCCCATTGGTGCTAGTAGTCACCGTAGTGACGGATTATGGTACCATCAAATTGAGGAAAGGAGGTGAGAAAATGGTACGAAGATCTCGATATGCCGAGGAAGACGTAGTAGTTGAGGAGAAGGAACCGCAGGAAGGAACGGTCGAGTGTGAAAGAGGCCACAACATGCTCCGAAGCGACAAAGTTTGCAAGAAATGCGGAGCGAAGGAGAAGGAGGCGAAGGATGAATAACAAGTCAGTTGAAATAAAGTTTGAGGATAGAGAAGTACATGTGTACTTCGATGGTATGTGGAGTCGACGCGATATCGACTCAAGTTATAGAGCGATGTTATCAAAACTACCGGCTCATATAATGGAGCTGAGAAAGGGAATGGAGGCTCAAGATGGCGAACGAAAAGGAAGAGATAAAGGGAAGCGAGGCAAAGCCTGAGGCTGAGAAGTTAGTAACGCTCAAACCGGAGCAATATGATGCCTTATTGGATCATATTGCGGAGCTTGAAGCGGCGAACGCGCAACCAAAGAAGGAGAAAGTAACAGACTTGGATGCGTTGGCAGAGGAAGGGAAGCCAGCAAAGCGCAAAGAGCGAGAAGCTCCAGAAGCAACACAAGCGGATTTGGACAATATGAGTAATGCAGAGCTTGCAAACTTCATACTACAAAAAGGTGACGAAGTCTTTGGTGGTAAGCTCAGCGACATCGCTGTGGCGGTCGAGACGCTCAAAGTAATGCGTGAAATCGACAAGGCTGAGACGAAATACGACGACTTTTGGCAATACGAGGGTCGAATCAAGGACATTGGTTCAAAGAACCCTGGCTTGTCTATCGAGCAAGCATATAGGCTAGCAAAGAGTGAGAAGGGAGAGAAGGCGACTGAGAAGACCAAAAAAGGCGAAGAAGAAGAGGTGCCGGCGACAAGGACCGAAAAACTATTAAAGCTGCCTCCCAGAACATCAGGTGAAAAGCCAGGCCTGGCTCCTGGAGCGTCTAAAGAGACTGAGAAGGTTAAGACGCTTAAGGATGCTGCTCATAGGGCTTGGGATGATGTTGTGGGGAAAGGCAAGACTGAACTTTAGAAAGGAGAAGAGGTATGGCACCTCCAAGCTGGACCCAAACAATAGACAACCTCTTCACTTCGACTTGGGCCTATAGAAGGAAGGAAGCTACGGAACAGTCGTTCCTTAAGACTCCTCTCATCTATTGGATGCGGGAGAAGGGGAGAGTGGAGCCTATTAGTGGTTTTCGTCGAATTGAAATCCCCTTGGAATATGGCTCTAACGAGACGATTCGTTGGATCTCCAAGGGTAAGAACGTTCCAATCCAAGATTCTGAACTCATTACCCTGGCTTATGAGGACTGGAAGTATGTCGCAGTCAGTATTATGCGATGGTTCCAGGAAGATCAGCAGAATAGAAGCCAGGCGCAGGCTATAAGGCTTGTTGAGACCAAACTCAATGCAGCAGAACGTGCACTCTATGAGGACCAGGAGCGCGCGTTGTTTGCAGACGGTACTGGCGTTGACGAGCCAAATGGCTTGCAGAACCTCATCTCAATCACTCCCACACTGGGCACAGTGCACGGACTAAGTCGAGTAACTTACGACTGGTGGCGAAATCAGCAGAAGACAGCGACTGGAGCAGCAGCAGTGTACTTAGTTAGTGACATGCGAACCTGCCTCAATGACGTCTACAAATACAGCAAGAGCGAGATCAGAGATGTTGTCATGGTAACAGACCAGACAACTTACGAGCTGTATGAGGACGTTTGCTTGGATATGAAGGTGTTGCAGAACGTGACACTCGCTGATGCAAGCTTCGACTCAATCCAGTTCAAAGGTCGTCCGATCATGTGGATGTCAAGTGCACCAGCAGGTGAAATGCGCTTCATCAACACGCAGTACTTGAAGCTGATGTGCGATGAGCAGTTCTATATGGAAATGACCGATTGGAAGCAAATTCCAGATCAGCCATTTGACAAAGTCGCGCAGATCGTTTGCACGATGAATATGGTCTGCTCACGGCCAATCGTGAATAAGGTGCTGAACGGCATCGCGCCCTAAACCCCCAACCCCTACGCTCTTGACTGGGCGTAGGGAACTCCAATGAAAGGAGCAGCAAATGATCAAAATACCGAGCAGAAGTGAAGTGAAAGACGCGTTGAAGTGGTACAAGCTTGGTGCCATTGAGGCGGCACGTAGGGCTAGAGCCACGGATCCCTACACCTGGTGGACCCGTGGTGCGGTTGGTGACTACCAGGAAGGTAGGAAGACATTGTTCAATCAGGGCCTTTTCGAAGAGTCAAGCACGGCAAGGCAGCGCCTTGGAACCAAGCGAGAGCTTGATGATGGGCGTATTTACCGCTACATTGGCTTGACAGCAGCTGCCATCACAGTGAGTGGAACTCTACTCAGCAAGGTGCAAACGCCGGTTGACGCAACGATCGCAGCAGCGGATGTCGTAAGCGGTACTGCAGTTGGCACCCGCAGAGTTAGCTGCACAGCAGCTGGAGCCACAGCAAACCTTTATGCAGACGGTGTGTGTATCATAAAGGCAGGTGCTGATATCGGCTCTATGTACAAGATTCGAGGCAATACGGCGACCAACATTCCGGCGACAGGTCGAATCTGGTTAGAGCTTTACGACAAGATCTTCATCACATGGGTTGCAGCGAACACCACGTTAGCATTGCATCAAAATCCCTACAAGGACTTGCTGCTCAATCCAGCCGTTGCTAATGAAGCAGCAACGACCCAGGAGTTGGTCATGGCTATGGCAACTCGGCCTATGACGGCGAGCTACTATGGTTGGGGTCAGACGCATGGTCTTGCAGCCATGGTGCTGGACGTTGCAGCAGCAGCTGGTGCTGAGGCCAATGAAGGGATCGTCGTTCCGGGCTCCACAGCAGGAAGTGGATTGGTTAGGGCGGATACTGCTCCTCTTGGCATGAACATCATTGCCTACACTCTAGAGAGTGCTGATTTGACAAACACTGAGGCAAACCTGGTGTTCTTGGTTTTGGAGTAAACCTTTCATGGTAGGCCTGCACTAAGCGGGCCTACCGCTTACCCTTTAGGAGGGCAAAATGGCAACTGTAAGATCACAAGCTGATAGCTGGGGAGTTTGGGGTGCTATCATTGATAAGGCATTCCATGGAAACAAACGTATTAAGGCTGGTAAGCCACGCCTTTTTGTTAGCGCTGCAGCACCTGATTGCGCTGCTAAGGTTGGAACGCTTTGCTGGGACAAGACCAACCGCAACGCATACATCTGTACCGTTGCAACAGGCACTTGGGTGAAGATAAACGCCTAAGGAGGTTAGTGAGATGCCGCTTATTAAAAGTACAAGTCCAGCAGCAAGGTCCTCAAACATTGAGGAGTTGATGCACAGCTACAAACACGGTGGGCAGTTTGCAAAGGGTAAGTCACCAGGCAAAGCTAGGCAAATGGCCATTGCAACTGCCTTTAACATCAAAAGGAAGCACAAGAGTTAGGAGGCTAAAATGGCTGTTATCAATGTTGGAACGCTGACTGCGTTTGCGTTTGAGACTGTTGTAGTGACTAATGCTTCCAAGGCCTTAACTGCAGCAACCTATGCCTACACAGGCAAGAAGGACACCAAGGCCTTGATAAGCGTTGAGACAGACCAAGTTCGCTACAGACTCGATGGAGGCGATCCTACTGTCGCCATAGGTCATATACTCAACCCGATGGACACCTTAGTGCTTGAGAACTCCGACCAGTTGAAGAACTTCAGAGCAATTAGGGTGACTACAGATTCGACACTTCAAGTAACTTACTTTAAGAGGTGAGCAAAATGAAAAAGGTTCTATTATCACTGTTTCTATCGTTTTGTCTAGTTAGCCTTGCATGGGCACAGCCAGAGTCAAGTCCTGGTAGGATGACAGTTACAGAGATTGATGGTTCGCCCATTTGCTGGCCATGGAAGACTCTATTTAGTAACGGCACTGTAACGTGCAATGCCGATGGAACAGTGACCGTAGTAACTAGTGGGGGTGGTGGGGTTGTCACCTTCCTTGCATTGACTGATACTCCAGCTAGTTACGTAGGAGCAAATAACTTCTACGTCAAGGTGAATGCAGCTGCAACGGCACTTGAGTTCACAGCAGCCACAGCAGCAGCACAACCAGCCCTACTCGACTCAACACAGCATACTGACACAACGACAGGCACTGTGTTAAGAGGAGACATAATTGTTGGTCAAACAACTCCTCCTGAGTGGACAAGGCTTGGTAAGGGCACTGCAGGTGCTGTGTTGACTGGAGATGGTACTGACACACTCTGGTCAACTTACTTCCTAACAGGCACAGCAGCCCAAACTTATACCTTCCCAACCACCTCGAAGACTCTTGCTGCTAATGATGCTTCCAACCTAACAATTGCAGGTCAAGCAATTGGGGACATTCCCGTTGCCTCTTCAACAACCGCTTATGGTAAGTTAGCAGATGTCGCAGTTGGGCAAGTCCTCATATCGGGAGGAGTTGGAGCAGCGCCGTCCTGGTCGGCAAATCCTTACGTTGCTACGATCGAACTAGGCGCTGCAGCTGACACTACACTAGCAAGAACAGGAGCTGGAATTGTTACGATTGAAGGCTCTTATATTGCATATAATCCAACTACAACAATTGGAGATCTTATTTATGCTTCTTCAACAGCAACTCCAGGAGTATTAAGTAGACTAGCTGATGTTGCAGCTGGAAGCTATTTGAGATCAGGTGGAGTAGGTGCTGCACCTCTTTGGTCAACTCTTCTTCTACCAAATGCTGGAACAGCTTTTAAGTTAGCTGCTTATACAGCGACCAATACCCTTACTGAGTTAGCTGCCGTAGGCGCGACAGGACAGTTACTCGTTGGTGCCACGGGAGCGATCCCTGCATGGTCAGTGACGACGCTTACAGAAGGTGCCAATACCTTCACGCTTACCAATGGAAGTACAGCTCTTGTTGTCAGTTCTGGGGGTACTCTAGGAAGTGCCGCATTTACTGCTGCGGGCGCATATCAAGCAGCCGACGCCGAACTCGCTGCCATTGCTGGCTTGACTTTCACTGATGCATCGATAATCGAGCTTACTGGTGCTAGCGCAGCAGCGGTTGTAGCCTCTGGAGGCAATAACTACTTCCTCGGTTCTAACGCTGGTAATACCGCGCTTGAGTTTAAGACTCCAGCTGCTACGTTGGCAGCTATTGGGGCACAAGCAACAGATGCTGACCTCACTGCTATAGCTGCCCTTACTGCTACCCAAGGTCATTTTATCATTGGGGATGCAGCTCCGGCATGGACGTTAAGTGTATTCCATGTGCCCATTGCCGACTGTGCACTGAATCAAATCTGGAAGACAAATGCTTCCGGTGATATGATATGTGCTGCGGATGATACAGCAGGCGCCCCAGCGTGGGATACTATTGGAGATCCGACAGCCCCAGCTACTTTGGACTTTGTCACCCACCCTCAGATTATCACCTCGCAGCTCAACGCCGCTGGAGCAATGCTAACCCTATCCGACACTGTGGCTGATTTGACAGCTGATGTCTCCCTACTCGATCTCAAGTTCACTGATGATGGAGATGCGAATGGATTCTTCATCCGAGGGTATGATAATACGACGGACTTGAAGTGGAGTATTGCAGCAGAGGGGGCAGCCACATTCAGTACCGTAGGTGCAACGACCTTCACTGGAGCTTTAACTGGCAATGCCTCAACCGCATCAGCTCTCGCTGCTGATCCTGCGAACTGTGCCGCTGGTCAAATTGCACTTGGCGTGACAGCGGCAGGCGTTGCTGAATGCACAGCGACTCCAAGTGGATTGACCTCAGTGGGTGCTACTACCTTCACAGGAGCATTGACAGGGAATGCCTCTACCTCAACCACAACGGCAGGAGTCGTTTCTGCTGACGCCGATCCTGGTGCGGTGGCAGGTGCTCTTGTTCATCACTCTGTTATCACTGGCTTATTCACTGGTGGGGCACTTCGATACTACAATGGAGCTGCAGTTAAACAATTAATTGATATGACCACAGCCACAGCAGAGGGGTGTACTGAAGCACAAGCTATTGTCTATGATGCCTCTGCTGATCTCTGGAAGTGCGGATCGGTGGCAGCAGGTAATGCTGCTACGATGACAGTGGCTGACACTGCAGACACTACGACTTGGGTAGCCCTGTGGCCTGATACTAATGGGACGTTAGCTGCTTATACAGACACCGGCCTTACCTACAATGCTGATACCCATATTCTCACGGCCACGGGATTCTCTGGCCCGTTAACTGGTAATGCCTCAAGCTCCACTTATGCCTCCGCCACGACGATCACTGATGATACGACTACCGCGGCGACAATGTATCCAGTTTGGGTGACTGCCAATACTGGCAACCTACCAACTAAAGTAACTAGCACAAAGTTAACGTTCAATCCCTCAACTGGAATGTTAACTGCAACTGGCCTCACAGGTCCATTGACTGGCACTGCATCACTAGCGACAGCCTTAGCAGCGAATGGTGCAAACTGTAGCGCTGGTTCCTTTCCACTTGGTGTTGACAGTTCAGGAGCGGTGGAGAGTTGCACTGATGCAGCAACTCAAGCTGAACTTGATGCATGGGTAGGTTCCGCGAGTATAACCACTCTTGGAACGATTTCGAGTGGTATTTGGAGTGGTACTACAGTAGCGGTTAACAAAGGTGGAACTGGTTTGACCAGCGGCACATCAGGTGGTGTTCTCTACTATAGTGCTACTGGCACTTTAGCCTCAAGTAGTGCTCTTGCTCAGTATGGAGTGATAATTGGAGGTGGAGCAGGAGCAGCTCCATACTCAATTACGCCAGCGACTACAGCAACTCATGCTTTATTTGCAACCGCCACAGCTCCCAACTTCCGCGCAATTGCAACCAGTGACTTGCCAACAATTCTAGTAGCAGGTGGTGGAACTGGTTTGACATCGGGCACAGAGGGTGGCATTCCTTGGTATACGACAACCACAGCAATAGCCTCTTCAGCGCTACTTGCTTCAAACGCAGTAATGGTTGGAGGTGGTATTGATGCTGCGCCTAATACCATTACTTCAACGGCAACGAGCGGTTATGTATTGACAGCACAAGGTGCTGGTGTTGCACCAGTTTGGGCAACTCCTGCTGCTGCGGTTGCTCATGATATGTTGAGTGCAGCACACTCCGATTCCTTGGCTGGAACGGTAACGGCTGGTGACATTATTATTGGCAATGCAACGCCCAAATGGTCCGAACTCGCAAAGGGTGCTGAAGGTACATTCCTTAGAGCTGGTGCAGCGTTGCCAGCTTGGTCAACTGTAACTACTCCCAATAGTGTAGCGCTTGGCTCAGTACTGGTAGCTAATACTCTAGACATTCTAACTGCATTGACCTCAACCTCGGGTGACTATTTTCTTAGGAATAATGCGGGAGTTATCTCTTGGGGAACTCCGGCTGGTGCTGGAGATGTGACGGCGGTAGGAGATTGCGCTGATGGAGCCTGTCTCAGTGGACTTGTAAACAAAGGCACCTATATTGGTCTCTATAACGCTACCAATGCTACGTTCCTCCTTAACAATGCTGGAGTGCTAGATGTAGTGACGACCTCCGGCGGTGGAACTTATGCCAACTTGAAGGCAGCAAGTCTCACGACGGTAGCGGCAGATGGATACAACAAACTCACTATCAGCAATAATACTGCCATCACAGGGGCCGATGAGAACGCCATCTTCCCTGAAGCAAACGTCTGGAAGGTGACACAGGGAGGAGCGGCTACTGAGTTCACGATGGTGCTTGGTGCTTCGGCTAGCCAGATCAAGTTTGCTGGTGCTATGACTTCCGGCGGTATCCCATATGCGAGTGCAGCAAATACTCTTACCTCAACAGGAGCATTAACTCAATATGGTGTCCTTTATGGTGGAGGCGCAGGCAATCCTCCTGTCGCTGTCACACCCGGAACTACTGGACAAGTTCTTGCTGGAACCACTGGTGGTGCTCCTGTATTCACTAACTTGTCTACTCTTAATACACCATCAAGAGGTGGAACAGGAGTAGCACAGGCGAGTGATTTGAGCACCATGACGATTACAGGTGCGTACCCACTCACGATGACCCTTGGAGTTGCTACATCGGTAAATTACAGCAACTTCGTCTCCGGCGTCAGTACTTACATCAAGCCCTCCGCAACCACCATTGTTCCATTAGGCGGTGACATCAACGCTTATATCACAGCAGCCACGGCGGGGGATACTCTCATCCTCTCAACCGGTACTTACACCATCACCTCCGCCATCAATTTGAGTAAGCAAATCAATCTTGTTGGTCAAGGTAACGCAGGGCTGGTGTCAGTGACCGAGACGGATGTTCATGGAACTCGTATTTACTGTGTCACTGATGGTGTGACGATGCTCAATATCACATCCTCCAATGTCAGAATTGCCCATATGTCTGTCATCCACGCTGGAGCTACCGCCTCTATTGCAATAGGCACAGCGACTAACCTTGACGGTCTTGTAATTACTAATATGGATGTAATAATGGCTACCCTTGCTGGAGCGGCCACCGCTGGAGATAAGACTGGGTTTGATCTCCTTGGTACGGATGCCATTTTGAGAGATGTGACATTCAGGGTCTTGTCAACCAATGGCACTGCCCTTGGAGTCTATGCTCACAATACGAGCGCGACCACAGGAGCAAAGGTGGTGGATGTCCACACCACAAATGGTTATACAGTGGGTGGTGGAACAAGAAGTTGTCCCTTCTGGGCATACAATAATAACGACACCGATCTAATCACCCTGAACCTCTATAACTCGACAGGTACTTCCACCAATGCTACTGCAAACGATTGGGGTGCTGCGGCTACTTCAACCACGAGTAATGCCGCCAGACTTAATGTCTATAGCAGCACTCTAGCTGGTGGGGATTATGACCTTATTAAAGACGGAACGAACGTGGCGACAGTCTATGGTGGTATCCTGGTCAACAACACGACTTCGGGCACACCTACTTACGGAGGCACAGTAGCAGCCTCAGCATTCACAGGTACCATCACGAATGCTGCAAACGTAGCAATGCTCAATGAGTCAACCGACACGACTTGCTTCCCTGCGTTCTTGACTGATAGCACTCCAGGGAACTTTCCATTGAAGACTGTCTCGACTCTGACATTTAACTCGAACACTGGGTTGTTGTCAGCGACGGGATTCGCAGGAGCCTTAAATGGTACGGTTGGCGCAACAACTCCGGCGGCAGGGCTCTTCACCACATTGGGAGCATCGGGAGCGGTTACGATGGGTTCAGCCACTGTGGACACTGGTGTTTTCACCATGATTAAAGGTGCCCAAACGTCAGACCCACAAGTTACATTCACCTTGAGTGCGGATGGGGTTGGAGGTCTTACGATTGCAACTGCAAATGGAAGCAATGGGGATATTACCCTTACCCCAAGCGGGGGAGATGTTGTCCTTGGTGCAAACAATTTTTCATTAAGTGGTTATATCCTGATGGGAGCAGATCCAGCGGAGACGGGGGCAATTAGGCTCTCGGCTGGGGATGCAATCGGTTGGGAAGGAACGACGGAAATTAATCTAACCAATGTAGTCAACACGGGGTTGTCCACGAATGGCACCTTTAGTGCTACGACATTAACTGCTTCCGCTGTTAACTCCCTTACCCTTGGGTCAACAACTGGCCCAGTAAAGGGAAGTGCAATATTCTGGGGGGCTACT